ACATTAATTCGGTCAAATGCACTTGGTTTTGCGAGTGCAGTTTTATCACCAAACAATACTGTTCCTTGGCCTGGGAAGGATACAACTGGATTAATTCGTGCTGGATATAGAATATCTCTTTGTGCTTTAGTTGGGTTAAACGCAAGTTTAACTGCACCACGAATTTGTCCTCTGTTAAAACCGCCAGGCGAGAAAAATGGGTCTGCAACTGTATCTACGTTTGCACATAGACCAGCGATATCACCATTTAGTGGTACAAATCTGAATACGTCATTAAACTTATCAAATTGAAACTTGTATCCACTATCAAAGACTGCGTATGAAGAACTTGAGAGATTATCAAAGAAACTCTTGACATTTGATGCTTGTGTGGTAGAGTTTGCAACATTTACCACATCATCTCTTCTTGGTGAGATGAAGACAACAACGTCTTTTCTTTTCTCTGCAATATCAATCAGATTGGTTGCGTGTGTAATACCATCAGTAGATGCTGGTGATGTACCAGCCATGATGAGATTAACATCAACTGTTTCTGCATCTTCAAATTCAGTGTATGCACTGTCTAGTTCACCAACTGTTACTGCGTAATCATCCGTTCCACCAGAAAGGTTGAAAGGAATTTCACCAGTAGTACCAGTTCCAACTGGATATGCATCACCAGCTGTTCCAGCAGTACCAGCGGCAATCTTACCACCACCAGCACCAAGCACTGAATGATGGTCTAACCAGTATACAAACTGTGACTGTTTGAAAATCACATCTGCGTAGTAGTTAGTTCCACCTTGTGGTGTTTTTGCACCAAACGCTTTTGATACAAATGGATATGTTTCTAGAACAGATGTTGTTCTTTCACCAGCAGTATCTTTTCTAAAACCAGATATAAGTCCAGTTCTATCAAATACTACAATGTGCATTTCATCATCTGTGAAACCTTTACCAGTTGCATATGTTGATGTGCCAGGCGCACTATCAAATAAATCATAGAAAGCCCAACGTCTGCGAACATTAGTTGCAGCTGCAAGTGCAGTTTTAAGACCACCACCATTTGGGTCATCTTTTCTTCTAATTGTTAAAGTGTCTGTAGAAATTCCAGTAACTTCATACTCTTGTCCGTCTGCTTCTTGGAAGTGAACAATGTCACCTACATTGTATGCAGCTCCACCAGCACCAGCAGAACCACCACCAGTATCAACATTAACAGTTGTTGCACCAACAGCAGGCGTACCAGTTGTTACACCAAGTGTACCAGCGTTTCCAGCAAAAGTTTGTTCAAAAGCAAGTGGCCCCAAACACATGGACACACCTAAACTATTTCCGTGAGTACCAGCAGTTCTAGCACCCCACTCACCACTGGACGCTTGACCAGCAGCGAAATTATCTTGATAATGAGTGTCGGACTTAATCAAAAGACCAGAACCACCACTCATAGCATTTGTGACACCACTTTGTGCTCTTACAACCCTCAATGCGTTTCCGTACTGAAGAAAGTTAGAAGCAGTAAAGAATGTCTCAAAGTTACTTCCATTAGGTTTACCAAACAGTCTGACTAATTCTTCCTCTGAAGAAACCGCTGTAATCTCTGAAACTGGGCCTTTCTCAAAGGCACCAGCAATCGCACCGATAGATGTCGATACAGCAGGAACTACGTTGGTTAAGTCAACCTCTTTGACAAGAACCCCAGGCGATACTTGAAAAGGCATATTTTTTCTCCTTATTCTATGTCAAATAAATCATTCTTGTGTATATTTAGTAAAATTGAGTTTCTAAAAACCCATTTTTATATGCACTAGAATCTATAAATAATACCATGTCATACTATAAACGATACCAAAAAACTATCAAAGAGGTTGCAAAGAAAAACTATAACCTAAGAATTATTTGGTTAAATGAATATCTTGCATCTCACTCTTGTCATCATTGTGGAGAACCAGAAACAGCTTGTCTTAAATTTTATCCCCATGATAAAGAAATTCGTTTTAAATCTAAACGATTAGGTCTTAATGAAGAATCTAGAAAAGAAGTAGTAAATCTCATAGAAAAATCAAAAGTAGTTTGTTCCAATTGTTTTATTAAATACGAACACGACATTATTGATATTATGTAGGAATTTGTTGTTTTCTAAGTTTTATTTTTTCTAAAGTTTCTTTTTTCTGTTTATCAGAAAATATCATCCACTCTCGTATTTCGTCTTGAGTTCTATAACACCCAATACAAATATTACCTTCAAGAGTGCATACTTTAATACAAGGACTTTCTACCAATTGTTACTGTAATCTCTTACAACTGGTGACCATCTTTGACCATATTCATCTACAATAGATTCACCCATTGGGTCATCAATACCATTGTCCATAAATCCAAATGGAGCCATGTCTTGTTCTAGTTGGTCTTGTTGTTCTAAGAACATTCTTTCTCTTATATCTACATTTGTAAGTTCTTTGAAGTATATCTGGTTTGTCATCCATCCAAATAATACACAACACATTGCGAGGTCATCTGTGTGTCCTTCTTCTGCTTGGAATGACTGTCCATGCTTGACAAATGTAGAAAACTCTGTTATAAGGTCATAATCATTAATAATTAGTTTATCTGTTTCTATAAGTTGTTTTAGATTAGAACATCCTAACATTTTTACTGCTTTGGTTGTTCTTACACCTAACTGTACTTTACCCCCAGAGAAACCAGAACCAAGTATCTGACCAGCACGACCTCTCATAGAAGCCATAATAAGATTGTCATACTCTAAATCATACTGCATTGCAGTCGCAACTTGTTCTCCAATATCATTTACCTCAATCATTACATATGAATTATTAAAAGCTTTTGCAACATCATGTATTACATTTGGAAACAGCAAAGGTTTGATTTCGTTATTACGATATTTTGCAACAATACGATAAGGAACTTCTGATACATCAAATACAAGAAATGCAGAATAGTCTTGTTCCGTTCCTCTCGCAACATCAGCTACAAGTGTATATGTTCTACCTTTTTCTGGTTTTTTATAGAGTTCTAATCCAGCGTTCCGTTGTATTGGGTCATCAAATACCATTGACTTAATTTTAGTAGGATGTATAAGTGTATTGATAGAACCTAAGAACTCACATTCAAACTCACGATTAAATTGTTCTTGTGATGTGTTTGCAATGGTTTCTGTTTTCCACTTTTCATCTCTGCCTGGGATTTCACTCCAGTGTACTTCTATTGGATTATAAGAGTTCTTACCACTTTCTGCATCAGACCAAAGTTTGTAAAATAGGTTCATTCCATTTGGTGTTGATACTATCACAACTTTTGTCTTTTGTCCAGAAGAAATTGTAGGATACACAGAACTAAAAAAGTCTTCTGCAACATTGTGTGGAACAAATGCAAACTCATCTAAGAATATCATATTGTAAGAACCACCACGAACTGCACTAGATGATGTGGATGATGCGACAATACGAGAACCGTTTTCTAAATCTAGAGAACCTTTATTCCAAGACATAACTCCTTGTTGCATCCACTTTGGTAGATTTTCATATGCAAGTTGTAATCGTGAAAGAATATCTCTTGCAGTTGCAGCTTTGTTTGCAAGTATCGCTACTCTCATTTGTTCATTAAATAGAACATAGTGTAAGATGTAAGATATGATTGTGGTTGTCTTACCAGATTGTCTAGGAAGTTTGCATATAGTAAAACGATTATTATGTATCGTTCCTAACATTTCTTTTTGGAAAGGGTATACATCAAAAGGAACAAGACCCTCATCAAGAGAAACAATTTTAATATATTTCTGACAAAAATGAAGAGGGTCTTGCATACACTTTTGGTATTCAAGAATTTGTTCTTTTGTCCATTCTACTTGGACGTTTGCCTTTTTTAGAAGTGGATTACCAAGGTAATGATTAATATCTGTCATAACAGATATATTTATCCAAATTTCTTAGCAGCTTCTTCTTGTTCTTTTTTATGTGCAGCTTTTACTGCATCAGTATGAAACTGTTTAACCATTGCTTTTACGTCTGCACTTTCTCCAGATGAATCTGAGTCTGGTGCAACAACATGGCGTGAAAAACTTCTAGAAATTTCTACACCATCTTCTTCAATAATAGTAGCAGTTCTCACTTGAATGTGCTTGTGAGGGCCTACCACTTCAATTTTATCTTGTTCTGTGCGTTTTGTAATCGCCATTATTTTTCTCCTTTTGTCCGCCCCTAGAATCCACTAGAGGTATAAAGTTATTTATGATGCAGTTTCGTATTGACCATACCCTTGGAAGTGACTATTAGAATTTAAAGTATTACCATAACTTGGTGTACTTGGTGCTGAGTAAAATCTAAGACTTGCAGCATTACCTAACATTATTCCATATGTGAAAGGTGTATTTAAATTCGATTGATAATGCATAAAAGCACCACCATTTGCGTTTGTTTGATATGTTTTAGCCACAAAGGGCATATTATCTATTATAAGTTGTTGATTACTCGCATTATTACTTACTGACGTTAAACTAACAGTAAATTGAAAATACACAATAGTTCCTATTTTTACATATCTTCCGTGAGTAAATCCAGAAGAATATCCTACTGTTAAAGCAGTATTTGCCTCATGTTTTATAGTCGGCACCCATGCGCCTTCCTCATAATCGTCAATTACATTTGTATCACCACCACTACCTATTGATACACCACCAGTTGCAGTAATTAACCCAGTAACGCCAAGAGTACCACCTATTGTTGAGTTTCCAGTTAGGTTACCAGTTACATTTCCAGTTAGGTTACCAGTTACATTTCCAGTTACGTTACCAACAATAGTGTTACTTGCAGTAATATTACCAGAACCACTTCTTGTTGCGATTGTATCTACTTTTAATGTTGACATTAAAATCAGTCCTTTGTCTTATTCTGAAGGTGGTGTAAGAGCATCAGATACATTCTTTGCAGTATCAATAATTTTCAATTCATATGCCTGTGCAATTTGTTTATCAACTCCAGTTGCAAGTGCAATACCTTTTTCATTGCAATGTGCAACTAATAGTGCAATAATCTCTTCTTGTGCAACACGAGCACGATTATGGATTGCATTGTTACACCAATCTTGGACTGAATAAGCAGCATACTCAAGACACTTTACTTGTGTGTCTGTTACTGTCACTTTAATCTCTGCCATTCTTTTCTCCTATTTAATTAAACCTATTTATGTGTATTACCCTATTAGGTATCCCCATATCATTGTTTCTTGTAATCCAGCATACCAATCACCAGTACCACCAACAGTAACAGAGAGATAATCACTAGCTGCTAAATTAATACAAGCAGAGAACGAAATTGGAGCGTGTAAATTTGTAAGTCCACTTGGTGCCCAATACTGATAATGAAGTTGAGTACTATTTTTTACAAAATATGGATACATAGTTTCGTTATTATCTGTTCTACAAATACCAAATGAAAATCCAAACATATATTTTCCAGCAACTGGAGCAGTAAATCTTCCGTTTGATGAATCATAATGACTACCAACATTGTGGTCAATGGTTTTACAAACGAGTGGTGTTGCCTGAACATACTGTGCATTATTAGCAACTTGACCGTGATTACGAGCCATAAATGATGGTTGATTTGGTTTTAGCACATGACCATCAACAGTAATTTTCATTGCACCAACATCACTTGCATTAATACCAGTTCCACCAACTCTTGCTTCTAGAGCTCTAGTTGATGCACTAGCACCATAATTTCCTATCCATCCACCAATATGTCCAGAGGATGATGACATTTCTAAACCATTATAATATGTACCTTTTGCTTTCGTTCCAACAAATGCGTTTGCGTTTGCACCACCGTCACCAGTTAAGTCCTCAGCGGTAACTATCATATCAACTCTGTTATTACCACCACCTACACCACCAGCAGGAGAACTAACAACAAAGGCGTCAGAATTTTTTGTTTGAGTTGTTCTGTTAACAAATACCTTTTCAGCAGATGCGTCTACGAATAAGTTATTTGTATCTACTGTAAGGTCACCAGGCACCACAAGATTATGACCAGACCCCAGACTTACGTTTCCAGAACCAGCAACATTTTCAATTGTATCTACTTTAATCTTTGATGACATTTATTTTTTCCCACTAATTATTTAATAAAGTTATTTATTGTCACGCTGTTTGATAATTAATAAAATAGTAAACTTCTGAATTTGAAGTATATGGAACACCACCATGACCACCAGAACTAGTGATAACATATGTATCAAAACTTGCTTGGTTTGCTGAAGTACCTAAAATTCCCAAACCTTGGTCAGCAGAAATACTATATGGTGTAGCAGTACCAGTTATTCCATATTCACTTCCATCATATGCGAAAGGTAAAGATATATTGTATCTTGTGGTTGCAGATGTATTCCACCAAATTGAAAAAGTGATGAACACTCTGTTACCTATTTTTGTATAAGGTAGTGCAGTTGTACTACTAGTATTACCAGGCAATCTAAATTCATAATCATTTGAATAGGTATAAGTACTACCCCCAGATGTTGCTTTTACTACTGGTGTCCAAGTGCCTTCTTCATAATCGTCAAGGGCGTTAGCTGCACCAGTTCCACCAATATGAATACCAGATG